TTATTAAATAAACAAATATAAACTCTATAATCAGCGTTCATAACATAATAATTTGCCAAATAGATATTTGATGAACCAGAAGGTTGTGACAAATTATCTATTGTTATATCATTCCTCCACATATCATAAGTTGTTCCAGATTGCCATACATTTTTATTAACAACCTGTGTTGCATCACCAGAACTTACTCTTTTGACTGCCAACATAGTATCCCAAGCCTGGTTGACTTGATCAATTGCATCAAGTGGTGAAGGTGGGTCAGAATCCCAATCAGACAAATTGTCCGTTGCATTAGGTAATCCTATAAAACTATAGTAAGAATTAGTACTGGATTGAACTCCAGATACAAAATTCTTAGCATTCAAAATTCTTAATTGATCAGTTATAATAGCAGCCATTTGCGTGGACTTTTTGTTTATTTATGGGAGTTATGAGTATGATTTAAATTTCAAAGGATTAAATCTTCTAACAAGTGATGATGTTGAGATGCCTGTGTCTGAATATGCAGATCCAATTCCTGACATTGTATGAGCAGGGAATTCTATGGCATTAGGTCTTTCATCAAATTGGATTTTACCCCAACTATATTGACCAGATTCAAATCCTGTTGTGCTTGAAATTCCAACTGATATATTATCTACATTAACTGTTAGAGTTCTAACAGCTGTTGTAATTCCAGAAGTATTATCAACAAATACTGTTAGAATTCTGTCTTCAAATGATTGAACTTGATATACACAATCTAAAGCAGTATTTGCAATACCAACTGTTGTTCCTCCAGATGAAACTTGAGATGCAAATGTTGAACCAATAGAAAGACTTGTTCCATTGACTACAAAATAATCACCTGTAGATATTCCAGATATTGTTATACCAGTTCCAACATAATTTGGATCTCTCATGAATGATTGTGCAGGAATATATGTGTCAAACTTAATAACATGTTGAGACCCAGCAGTTGTAGTTGCAATTCCAACAATTACACCATAATCACCAGAATAAGATAAAACATTTACTTGTTCTCTTTCAAGAGATGGTGGTTCAATTAATACAGATGGGGGGTTAGTGGATGTGTATGCAGTTCCTGTTGTGGTTCCACCATATGAAACATTTATAGATGTTACAGATCCTCCACTAATTACTGCAGTTGCTTCTGCTCTACCACTTGTATTTCCAAAACCAATTGGATTTGAAACAATTACGTTTGGAGCAACAGTATAACCTGTGCCTGCATTTGTTACAGTAAATGATGTAACTGTGCCAGCACCACCCACAGTTGCAGTTGCTGCTGCACCTGTAAGAGTTTTTTGATTATTAATTTCAATTTTTCTTTGATATAAATTCCTAGATGCAGTATTACTAATCTCATTTGATGGTGCAAATGATGGAATTAAATTGTTTACATAGCAACTTGTAGAGGATGCACTAACAGGAGAGATCAAGTATGCAGAAGGTCTATAAAGAGGTTCATAATGTTCTCTATCTTTTCCAACAATTGCATTGTTTATTTTTATATCATGAGTTTGCTTGCACCAAGTAACTGGTCTTAATAGAGTTCTGTCACTTGAAACACCTGGTCCATTGTATGGGTTAGTTTCAAGAGAATCCATGGTGTTTATACCAATCACTACTCTTTCTTCTTGATCAAGAATAATAGATTGACCAGATCTTGGATTGAAATTTATATCAAGAGAATCACCTGGTTTTACTGTCTCTAAAACATCTCTAAATCTAACGTCAATATCATCACCACTTCCTTTGTAGTATAAAACTTTGACACTATCACCAGTTTTAGGTGGTTCTGCAAACTCAATTAAACTTCCACCATTAAATTCAAATGCCTCTCCAGGTTTTTGTAAAACATCATTAATGAATACTATGAGTGTCTGTTCAACATCAACTAAAGATCCCTTTCCAGCAGAAATTGAAATGGAATTACCATTTACCTGTAACCTAAATGATTTTCTTGCTCCATTGAATTCACTTGCAAATGAATCAAACACTTGCATCTGTCCAAATGACCAACCATTAAATGAATCATTAAATACTTCTTGAACTGTTAATTTAAAATCAGAGAATGATAAATCTGTATTAGTTGGAATACCAACTGTTCCACCAATTGCCACTGTTAATATCTCTTGATTGCCATATCCATATCCAAAATCATTAATTTTAAAGTCAATTACACTTGAACCTTGTCCAACAATAATATCAACTGTAGCACTAGTTCCAACTCCTACACTAGAAGTTGAATGGTATAATAAAGGTATGTTGGAGTAAGATAAAGGATCATCAAAAACAAGAATGGGTGGATTTGTATTTGTAAAACCAACTCCAGGATTAGTAATAGCAACACCAATCACATGTCCATTACTTATGGTTGCAATGCCTAAGGTTTGAACAGGTGGATATCCTTCAGTTAATGCTACTGAAACATTTACTGAAGTTTGAACACCAGATCTATATCCTGATCCACTATTTCCAATACTTACAGATGATATTGTACCTAAACCAGATACAACCCCTGTTCCTCCAGCAGAAACCAGTGGTTGATAACCAAAACCTTCTGTTGATGCAACTGATACAATAACACCACCTAGTGGTAAATTACCCTTTCCAGTATCATAACCTTCTGGTAATATTGTTCCACTAAACTTGATTGTAGAAATGCCAGCATCTTCATTAATTTCATAACTATTACTTCCAGCTTGCTCTCCAGTTGGCAATTGGAACACACCATTTATAAGAATAATGCCATTGTTAGTTGAGAATCCTGATGTATTTTGTCCAGAGGATTTTAGAATAAAATCACTCTTGATTCCAGTGAATTCATGAGAAATATCATCAAAAGCATAATTGGAAGAATATGTTTCATTAGTTGAATTTGCTGCTAAATTTCTAATGAATGTTCTACCTTGGAAATGAGATCTTGTTGTAATTCCAGAAAAATCTCTTGAATCAGGTGGATTTGTAATTGAACCAATAGGAACATTACCAAATGGTGCAGCTGCTAAATGTAATGTATTTCCAACAATATTGAAATTACCTGCCATTTTGGTAATTGTTGCTCCAATACCATGTGATGCAATAGTTGATCCTAATAATGGTCTTCTGACTCCAAGTCTTCCAGTTGATCCAATTCCTACATCAATAATTTCCATAAATTCATCATCAATCTTAATTAAATCTCCAGAGAAAATTGAAGTGACACCCACTGTCTGGAATCTTTCAGCAAAAATAATTGATTCACTTAAAGCAGATGTGACAGCAGTTGAAACTACAGGGGATTGAATGAGATTATCAATTGCAAATAATGTTTTTGTGTTTTGATTCTTAGAAGTAAATACATGAGAATCACCAACACCTACAGAGTTAATTGTAAATGTTTCAGGGATAAGTTTAAGTGCTTTTTCTGCAGTTTCTGCAAACTTAATTGCACCATCATTTACTTTGACAACAAAAAGTGAGGATGGTAATTTATCAGTAACAATTCCTGCAACTGATGTGGATGCTATTCCAATAGATTGTGTTGTTCCAGCACCAGAATTATTGTAAACTATCTCTTCTCCTGTTACAAAGAAGTGTTCAGGGATTCTAACAAAATTATTTGCTGAATCAGCAATACCAGCATTACTACCATCAACTATTCTTCTGAAGATGTTTAACCCTTCATGTGTAAGATTAAAAGAATCAACTATATCAAATTTTGTTCCTGTGTAAGATCCACTTCTACTGTTTACTTCCCAATTGAAATAATCAATTTGTGAAGCATTGGTATTTTCATCAAATATTTGAAGATCAACTCCAAATCCTCTAACCTCTACATCAATACTTGGGTTTGGTGTATAGGTAATATTAAGATTAGTTCCATCAGTTGCAAGTCCTACCTGACCTATTGATGTACCTGTAGAAACATTTGCAAATTCAACAAAAGCAGATTCAGTTTCACTTCCTTGTTTTACAACAGCTAATTCAAATGATTCATAGACATTGTTTGATGAATCAGTGATTGTGAAGAAATAGTATCCACTCTCATATGGATCTTCTAAGACAGCAACTGTATTGATGCCAGGTGATCCAGATGATGAAATACCTGCATAAACAGATCTCAATCTACCTACATCAAGGAACATTGTTCCAACACCTGTTTCTGCAGTGTTTGTAGCAATTATTTGAGTATTTGCAGTAAGTGCAGGGGTTGATGCATCAGGTATAAAATCAATTTTTACAGTTGAACCATCAATATATGCATTATATGTTCCAAATCCACTAAAAGTACTTGAGTTAACATCATCAATTCCACCATATTCTAGTAAATCAACATTTGTTCCATCTTGAACAATTGTTAATTCATTACCAACGTAGTTACTACTAGAATCTTGGAGCATTACCAAAACTTTAGCAGATCTATAACTTGTACCAACTGACACAATAGTGGTTGTAGTTCCTGCTGAGACAGTGTTTTGTTCAGATGTTGTATTAACTGATAAACCAAATGAATGCTCAGATCCAACACCTGTATAATCACTTACTCCAGAGAAACTAATAATTGAAGTGTTGTAGTTGTTTAATTCAAATTTAGATGGATTGAATGTTAAATCCCATCCTGTGCCTGTGACTTGGAAATCATAAAAACCAAGATTTTGTACAGTGTCTAAAATTGAATACTCATCAATATATCCAAAGTTATCATCTTGAACAACAGATACAATCGCAAACTGTCTTTGATCAGTGAAGACAGAATCTTTAGCATATGAAAGAACTTTATTAAATTTTAGATTATTAGTAAAGTCACCAACTGCTGCAAATCTATTAGCTCTTTCATTGCTATTAAAAGTAGTGCTTATATCATCAATTGAAAGAACTCTGTTTCCTATTGATTCAAAAAAGTCAGTTAAAAGCACATTTTCAAAAATAATTTCATTTGAGTAAAGTGTAGAATTGATATATTCAGTTGATTCACTTACATAATCAAAATTATAGACACAGTTTAGATTGCCAAAAGTTGTTAAGTCAACAACAGTTTCAACATTTGAGTCTGATGTTGTGACAATATTTTGTTCTTCATCATCTAATTCACTAACAATTTGAAGATCAGAGAATTTTGCAAACCCTGCTGTGTGATTGAGAACATTAACTGCTGAATTCCATGTATCATATGAAACTTTTGATTTTATTGCATATGAGAAATTCTGGTAATATTCATTATTAGGAATTCTCTGGAAACTTTCATTAAGAAAACCAACTTCATCTTGCCAACCATTAATAACAGTAGCTCCTGCCCCTGTTGTTATTTCAGCATTGAAATTAATTTTCTTTCCTACTAATCCTTGTGTTTTTGAACTTTTACCAACTACTAAATCTCCAACATTCACTTCACTTTGAATTGCAATTTTTAATAATTCAATATTTTCATTCCATGAGAGAACTTTTCCATTATCTTTACCATTAGACACTGTTTCCCCAACAAGAAAATCATTTGGAGATATTTCAATGTCAAAGATTGGGAAATGTTCTTCAGGTACAACTCTTCCAAGAACTGGTTCAATAGCAATCCCTGGATATTCTGATGTTGAGATAAAGTCTGCAAGACTAAATTCAAGGTATGGACCTGATCCTCCAAGTTGAGGTTCAACTGCAGAAACTTCAAAAAGTTTATAATCATAATTCTCAGAATTATATCCCTTACCAAGAGTTCCTATGCCTATGCTTACATTTTCAATTAAAATTTTACCACCAACATAATATGGGAAGCTTGAAGCATCACTAAATGTTGTATTAAAATAAAGTCTTACAATTTGTGTTGAATCATCATATGTCAATGAAGAAATTCCAACACCATTTGAATTGTTAATAGGAATTAATGTAGGAGTTGTATTGTAAATACCAGTCGTATTTTTTACAATTCTTACATTAGTATCACCTAACTCATAATCAAATTGTGCATCTCTAATTATCTTTTTAGTGAACCCATCTACAGCAACTAATTTTGGTGCTTCATAGTAGTTAATTCCACCTGAAGAAATGCCAATTGACTTGAAGGATGAAAGTGGTACAACTTTTAAAATTTCTGGTAGATTTGCTACAGGTCTTAGAGTAGTATCAGATGGATATTCAAATCCAATGCTATTTCTATTAAAACTATAAGATAAAATTTTACCAATATTTTTACCCTCTGGTTCTAAAATAGCACCTGTTCCAGATTTTGATACAACTGATGAAATTCCAGGTATTGATGTGTATGATGATCCAGTATTGAATATTTTAATTTTTTCAATGGGTCCTTGAGCAGTTGAAGAGTTAGTAGTGTAGGACATTATTGCACTACTAATTCCAATGTGTAAAGACTCTGGTTTTTTAGAAATTTCAAATTGGAATGTTGTTGTGCCAATTCCTGAAATACTTTGTATTCCATCAAAAACTGAATCAACTACATCAATTTGATTATAAGAGAAAGAATCAGTGTCATTAATATGTTCAGACTTTTCTAATGGTAAAATATCAATGTTGTCACTTAAAAACTTATACCATAAATTTATTTTATCAAATGAGTCATTAAAATTAATTGTCAAACTAGCATCTGTGGTGATTCCCACTTTACCAGTTTCTGAAACTTCAAAAATTGCATCACCCTTTGAAGTTAAGTATTCATCATAACGTGTTATATCACTATAAACTTTTAATTTAAAAGCAGAATAATCAATACTTGACCTTCTAAATTTCAATGAAGAATCAGTTAAATCAAACTTTAATTTTTGATTTTTTGAAATTTTAAGA